TACCAAACGGTCAACCTTAAGCCAATAATTTAATATCTAATTAATTTTCAATAGGTTGCAATTACAATGTTGCTCATGATCGAAAAGTAAAATTTTAGAAATCTAAACAAATTTAGCAAAATGTATAATTTATAAGTATATTTAAAAACAAGAAAATAGCAAACCCAGACAAATGTAAGCAAACTACACAAAATTTTAAATTGAGAGTATATTTGAGAGTACGGCTAATTTTTAAGAATTTCATACTCTCATGCTTAATGATGCAAAATTAAGATCACTAAAACCTAAAGAAACCATTTATAGAGAAACCGACTTTGATGGTCTTTGTCTAGAAGTCAAACCAACTGGTAAGAAATTTTGGCGTTATCGTTTTAGGTTGCATGGCAAACAGCTCATGATGACGCTTGGTGTCTACCCTGCTGTTGGTCTTGCTGAAGCTCGAAAATTGAGAGATGAAGCTAAAGCTATACTTAAAAGCGGGGTTAACCCAGTGCATGAGCGAGCTAAAAACACTCAGAAGTCTATAGAAAAAAAACAAGGATCTACATTTAAAGAGGTTGCTATCGAATATAAGAAAGAAAAACTCTCAACTAGATCTAAAACACATCAAGATGCATTTCAGCGAGCTTTAGATAAAGATATTTTAAAAGTAATAGGCCATAAAGATGTAAGAGATGTAAATTCAGCAGATGTTTTAACAATAATGAAAAAAACGGTTGCACGAATTAAGCGCCAAAAAAACTACGGCACTGGCGAAGTCACAGCGATGCAAAATAGGATGTTTATTGGTGGCGTAATGCGCTATGCAATTGCTACGCTACGCGCTGAGTATGACCCGACTTATGCAGTAAAGGATGTTATCGATAGACCTGAAATTGAACATGCAAGACCACTAACTAAGAAGGAATGTACAAAATTAAGGAAAAGTCTAGAAGAATATAGAGGATCGACAACTGTTAAAAATGCAGGACTGCTAATGCTTTATACTATGCTTAGAACAATTGAAATCAGGAAAATGAAGTGGTCATTTGTTGATCTTGAAGAAAAAATTATAACCTTCCCAAAAGATATGATGAAAAAAAGAAGAATACACATAGTCCCTTTATCAAACCAGGCATATGAAATAATCATGGAGCAAAAACAGTCATTCGGACACCATGAGTTTGTTTTTCCTTCGGTTTATAAAAAAGGAATGTTATCTGCGACTACATTAAATAGAATGCTCGATTATATGGGGTTGTCAGAAGTTACCGCACACGACTTTAGAGCCACAGCATCTACACTTTTGAATGAAAAAGACTATGATGAAAAATGGATTGAAAAACAGTTAGCACACGCTGAAACCAATAAAACCAAAGCATCATATGATCATTCAAAGCACTTGAATCAACGTAGAAAAATGCTTCAAGACTGGGCTGATATTGTTGATAGCTGGGGGAAATAATGCCCTACTACATCAAAAAAGAACTCAAAATATCTCACCCTCGAAAACATCACAAACGAGCATTACGATGATGAATACAATATCGTGAATGAAAGTTACACAACAGGCTTCAACTGGACTTTAGACACTGAGTACGCAAAGAAGTTTTACACTCACAATGAAGCATCAGACTATGTTTATCGCTTTAGACATGTATTGAAAGATATTCAGATTGTCCAAGAAAAGTTTTGAAAATAATTGATGGAAAAATAGCACTCATTAGAGTGCTTTTACGGCCAAGCATTGCTCAATCGCTCTGCATCAGCTGCGTGTTCATCAGCTTTTTGTGCCACGTTTCGATATTCTGTGATGCAACTTTCGAGTATGTCACTTGAGGAATCTGCGTATTCAATGACGGTTTCGCGGGAAGCTGCGGACAGACGTTGTTTTGCTCTGGCAAGTTGCTTTGACAAGCTGTCAGCACTGGAACGAGCAGAATCAGCATCAGCGTTAATTTGCTTAATTTTGACATTGTAGTTTTGCTCCGCTTTGGTTATTTGCTCTGCCCAAACCTTTTCTTGTTGAGCGGCTTGGACTTTGGCTCTTTCAGTTGCTAGTTGTTGTTGAGTGATGTAGTCAGCGTGTTGTTGCTTCTGATCTTTGATTTCAGCAGCTTGATGATTTTGGATAAATAAACAGATGAGCAATAAAAAAGCGAGAACTGCAATGATGCATTCTCGCCAGAATTTTGCTGCTAGATAGAGATAAGTCATCACCAGCTCCTTAATGCTTTTTCAAATGTGTCCGCGTAGCCTGCAATCAATAATGCTTTATCAGTTCCGTTGATGATTCGACGCGCACTGAAATAATCTTTTTTAGATTGATAAATATAGTCAGATAGTTTTTTTCCAGTAAACCAACCCTCTTTCATGCCTTGAATCATGATTTTGACTGCCACATCTGGTTTGAGTGCTAATTCAGGATCATTGAGCAAATCAAGACCTAGTTTTTTCCCAACTTTTCTGTAATTAGGTTCCCATGTTAATTGCACATAGCCGTATCCGATATATGGGTAGTAAGGCTTTGAGCGCAGATACAAATCAGATCCAAATTCTTTAACTGGCTGCATTGTGCGATTCGTTTCATGCCAAGTCGTGGCTAACATGTATGCTGCTTGCGGGTACGAGATTGATTTATCTTGATCAATTGCAGTCACAATGTGATTGATGCCATCGACTTGAGATTGTGACAAAGAGCCAAACTTTTGTCGCAGAATTGAGAAGCCGCCTGCTGTCATTTTCATGGCATTTTCCCTCCGCTAATTATTGATTTCCAGATCAATACAAAGGTATCGATTGCTTTGCCACCTAGATGCCCTGCAATTCCCGCCAATACACCAATCAGTACCAATGGCATATTCCAGTAAATGCACAATAGAACTGTGATAATCCCAGCAAATGCAGAGATGATTAACTCACCGAAAAGTCGCATAAATATCTCCTTTAATGGCTTGGGTTCTTTTGATTGGTTTAGTCTGCGAATAAAAGCAACCAAGCCTCCAAGCATTGATAGTGCGATAATCCAGCCATATGTTATTAATCCAGTTATAATTTCTTTCAATGATTCTTTGTCCACGGATTTCCCCCAATTATCGGCAATAAAAAAGCACCCGAAGGTGCTGTGATTTGGTTTATAAAATCTCAATCAACTGGTGATCGATAATTTTGTACTTTAATGCTGATACTTGCTGTTCAAGTTTAAGTACTTGCTGATTTTCAGCATAATGAATGGTCGTTGAGAGAAATTCAGGACATTCAATAATGTTCTGAATTTCTCCGCTTTCGGTATCGTAAACTGCAAAGTAAGCCAATTGGTTGCTCCTATTTTCTCATTGTCATGGCATGAATATAACGTTGAGATACATTCACATTACCGCCTGAATCTGAACGTAATTGCAGCTCAAAAGTACCAGCAATCAACGTTGAGTCATGACGCGAAATATTGAGTGTTCCAGCACTTCGCGAACTTCCTTTAATTTCAACATTATGACTGTGAATACCATCCTGCCCCATTGTTGCTGAAGCGGACAAATTCAAACTATGACTGTGTGAACCTGCCGTACTCGTTGAACCACTATAGTTATGTGAGTGATTCGAGTTAGAAACAGATCCAGCAGATGAGTTTGCTGTTGAACCGCTAAAGCTATGGTTATGAGAACCTGCATCGCTGGCTGTACCGCTGACACTGACAGTCACTGCATGTTGATGCTGCCCACTGTTCTGAGTCGTTGTACCAACCGACGCATAATCAATAAAATGCACTTCCAAATCTTCAAACACGACATTGCCATTTTTAAGCACACGACATAACAAACGTTGCTGTGATGTGTATGACGAAAAGCTAAACACAGCACCAAACGTCAGTATCGTATGCCCCATGTCAGCAGGCACTGACAATGTTTGTACAGTTGTATAGCCACCGCCAACGGTCGTGGAGGCTTCAGCAAATGCCGATACAGGCACAGTCACTGCATTGTCTTTAATCTTGATCGTATCAACAGCAAGATTGTCGATTTGCCCTGTACCTACTGCTAAATAATCGATTTTTCCTCGCTTAACTGCTAAATCATCAATCTTAGCAGTTTTAACCGCCAAGTCTTCAATATGCGATGTTTTGACAGATTGATAATCCATCATTGCAGATGCAAAATATGCAGAAACTGGAAAAACCGTGCCTGTTTCAGGATCAGTAAACGGTGTTGTTCTAAAGACAAACGGATAGTAACCGGTGCTATTACCACTACCGATAGCAAGCGAATCAAAGTTAAAAATAAACTGTGATTCGACTCCATTATTTGCACCTCCCCAGCCTGCAACTTTTCCATTCACATCCAGTTTTATGTATTTCTGCACATATAAACCGTCTACGCTTTCTGTAACCTCCTTAATTGTTGCTGTGTTTTCACCGACTGTCGTACTAACAATGTCCAATCGTTGACTTAAGGCGCTATCACCATCAACCTGTGCAGATTGAATCGACCAACTTGACGCTTGATTACTGCCACTGTCTGCGGTCCAGTTATCCTGATCCGCAGTTAAAGGTGTGACTTTCGCATAGACACCATCAACTTTTTCAGTTGCTGCAGTCAATCGTCCGTCAATTTCATCAACCTCTGCTTTGACAGAGTTCAGTGCACCGGTGCTCGCCTTATCTCCAAGCGCAGCATTGATACTGTTGATCTGGCTGGCATTGGCAGAAGATTCACTTGCTGCTGCATTGGCAGTTGATAGAGCTGAAGCTGCATTGGTTTTGGCTTCATTTGCTGTGTTGTTTGCAGTATTTGCCGTATTCACCGCATTGGAAGCGTTACTGTTTGCAGTACTGGCTGTATCACTCGCAGCGGTTGCTGTTGCCGATGCTTGTTGCGCAAGACTTGAGGCTGATCCTGCAGTAGAGACTGCTGTTTCTGCTTTGGTAATTGCACTGGCCGCATTGGTTTTTGCTACCGATGCATCAGACTCAGCCACATCAACACGATTGTCTAAAGCCTGAATCGCGTTTGAGTTACTACTTGATGCAGTGACAGCGCTTTCAGCAGTCTGTTTAACAGATGCAAGCGCTGTGTCATTACGCGCAATGTAATTGTTGATTGCTTGGGTATTGGCTTCGTCACCTGATGCACGTGCTGAACGCTCCTCCTGAATTGCTGCCTGACTTTCACCCACTTCAACATTGATCGTATCAATCCGCTGGCCTAAAGCTGAATCGCCATCGACCTGTGCAGACTGTATCGACCAGCTTGACGCTTCATTACTACCTGAATCTGCAGTCCAGTTGTCTTGGTCCGCAGTTAAAGGCGTGACTTTGGCATAGACACCATCAAGCTTTGTTGATGCAGCACTCAAATCATCTGCTACGACATCAATTTCTTGACGCACCGCAGCAAACGAGTTTTCTGTACTTTGCTTATAGGTATCAACAACAGACAAGACATGCTCATCACCAGCAACACGCTGCTGAATTTCATGTGTCAGACCATCACTGAGATTTTGAACAGCACTGATGCGAGCCTGTGATTCTGATGCGATATTATCTGCAAGTTTCCCGACATCATCGATACGCTGCTGACGTTCTACAGCCAAATTCTGATTAGCTTGATCTGCAGTATTTTTGGCATCTTGAATACGCTGATCATAAACAGTCAGATCACCTTCAATAACGTCAATCTTGTCGATTTTCTGCTGCAAATCTTGATGCAGTTGCGTTTCAGTAATTTTTCCAGACAAGATGTCCAGTACCGCAGATGCATCGGCTGATGTGGTTGCATTAATCCATTGCGTCCATGGTCCAACGTTTCCTAAACGATCAATCAATCTGGCCTGAAAATAAAGCTTAAGGTTTGGCTGTAAGCCCTGAATGGTATGTGTTGTGGTTGGATAAGCAAACAATCCCAAAGTTGAGATATTGCTTACACCGTCTGGACTAACACGAATCTCGGTATGAGCAGTATCCAAGGCACCTTTAGCAGGAAAAATCCATTCAAGCTGAATACCAAACAATATACCCGTTGCAGCTAAATTGGCCAAAGCAGGCGGTGTGCCGTTTTTACCCAATAAGGCGGTGACACTGGAGTAAGTCGGTAATGATGCAATATCGAAAGCAGAAAATGCAGTGATGCGTGCCTGATAATTACCAGAATATACCCCTTCAACCTCAACAGAGTTGTTGCCCGTCAAAGGCATTTTAATCCAGCTACCATCATCTTTTCGCCATTCGACTTGATAACGAACAGCACCTTGAGCCTGCGGCCATCCAATCACCATCACTGCGATATTCATGCCCTGCTCGATTTTGTCATAGGTCGATAAACTGACTGACTCAACTGCAGGTTGCATGTCAGGATTTACAATCGTAATGGGGATTTCGTCAATGTAGGCACCATAATCGATTGCATCATACTTTTGCGGATTGTATTGAACTGCCTTGATTTCAAATTGATGCTTATCGTTTTGTATAATCGAGACAATACGAAACTTCATGGTCGCCAGATCCTGAGCATCAATAACCCATACGTTTTGCGACGAGATTGTATTTTCTTCAAAAGCCGAGACGACCGTCACCACACGGCCATTAATGCCTTCAATGACACGAGCCTTCGCTTTACCGTCTTCACCATTAATGACGAGACGATCACCTGCACGACACACCACATCATCTCGATCCAATGTAACTTGTTTGAGATCAGCCGAAATTGATGATATACGACCACCATTGGCACGACCCGCAAAACTTTGATCCGCAATTTCAATGATTTTCCCAGGTTGAGGAATGTACCCATCAAGACCAACTTTAAATACCACAGTTTGGGTTTCGTACTTTTCAGTCTTTAATGCCCAGAGTCCTGCCCGTTGTGCCTGTCCGCGTGAAGTGACACCCCATGCATCAATCTCAACCTTATTAATCCCATATTTGGCAATGGCCTCTTCATCTGGAATAGGCTCCGGTTCTGTCTTGAATCGATTGTCTGGATTATCGAAATTGACAACAGCAATGGTATGCCGATCACGCTTACGTGTACCCGAATACTCAAAGTGCCCATCAATCACATTTGCCCGGGTGAACGTGTATACAGTATCTGAAGGCATATCAGCATCAAGTACAATGCTTTGGCCATCCCAGAACATATAGGCACGCATTACACCTGCCATCTTGGTTAATACGCTGTAGGCATCTTCTTGCGCTTGCTGATAGACGTTTAAAGTAAAACGTGGTTCCTGACCACCTTTGCCATCTGGCACCAACTCATCACAGTACTGGCCTAATCGATAAATGGACCATTTATCGACCATGCTTTGATCAAGATGATTACCAAGTCCACGACGTTTATCGATACACGCATCATAAAAATGCCATGCTGGATTATTGGTATAGGCATATTTAAAAGTGCCGTCCCAAATACCAACATATTGACGGGTTTCAGGATCGTAATTGGTCGGCACACGAATAAGAACACCCTTACAACGGGCTGCCATTTTTGCAATATTTGAAAATGTTTCAGCGTCGTATTGCAAACCGAGCAATGCTGTATTTGGATAACGTAACTTAACGTCAATCACTTCTGTGACCGCAGCCACATACATTTTGTCAGAAACTAAGTCGCTATTCTGGTTTGGTGTAATTCTGCGGACACGAATTTGCCAACCGTTGTCTGCACGTGGCAGTTCAATACGATGGGTACGCTGATAATCAGGGCTGGTTTTATCAGAAATTTGGGTGTTAATCACTTCTTCCCACACGCCACCATCGGTTTGACGATCAATTGCATAGCGAATGGTGATGCCGCCCACATTACCTGTGCTTGCGTCCTGAACTCGTAATGCACCCCATTTTAGACGTACACGTGCTGCATCTAAATCGGTATTGCTAAAAGCACGAACCCAAGGTGTCGTTTCTTTTAACTCCACATTGATATTGATTTCGTTGGATACATCTGGAAAGCCTTCAATATAGTCTTGATCATTGGTTCCCGCACGAAAATCGACAATGACATTATCAAAATTGGGATTACCGTTTACATCCTGTACGGGCGTATCATCCAGATAGACCGACTTTAAACCATCTGCTAAACCTTCAATTTCCCCCTCAGATAAGCCATAAAGTATTTTGACTGTGGTGGTCGATTGCGCTGAATCGGGTGCAATCACAGGCGCACGGGATTGATTAGCCTGTTTTTTTGCACCAATGATTTTTTTGTCCATACCTGATCCATGCATAAAAAAAAGGCACTACAAAGTGCCTAAAATGAATATGATTGTTTTACATTAAGTCTTCGGTGAATTGTCCAGCCGATGCAATAAAGCCGCCGATTTCACGTTCACCGCGCAATATCGGTACAGGATTACCTTGGGCAATGGTCGTGACCGCAGAGCCAAAACCTTTATTTGCTCGGTTGCCATCTTGATTTTGATCCTGTGTTTCTGCCGATGGCATTAACATTTGAGCAATACCACCGACCAGCATGCCAGCACCCGCACCGATTAATGCCACTCCAATATTTGAGGTTGCACCGCCTGTCCAGAAGCCAGCAACAATCAGAACTACACCTAAAACTACTTGCAGAATGCCATTGTTACCACCTGCACCCATGACACGCGGAACAATCTTGATCACAGAAGATTCTGTCATCATATCCAGTTCACACGCCGCTACATTACGCCCCGTGATACGCCGATTCGTTGCCGAGTCATAACAATATGGCTGCTTTTTACCACGGCTACGATGCCCCTTGATTTCATCTAAAAAAATGGCAAACCCCAATCCACGTTCATGTGCATGCAGCATGAATTTCTCGAAGCCAGGTAACAGTACCGACAAGGCCCGTATGGCTTCACGGGTACTTGAAACATCCAGTTTAAACTGATGCCCGAACTGTTCAGCCAGAACACCATATAATTTAATCGTCTTTAACATGATCTTTGTGTCTCAAAATTAAAACCGTGCGCGATTGCCATTCATGTCCATAAACTTCACGTATCGATTTTGCGTCATACATATGATGTAAAATCAGTGAATTACCCACGCATGCAGGTGTGTCTTCACTTTTAAAACGCCATTGCTCACCCAACCAGATCACCGCATGATTGGGATGCTCAGTACGCCCTACACGGCAAATCAGAACATCACCATATTCAGGTGATTCAACCTGATAAAAACCCGCTGAACGATAATTTTCCAGATAAAGAGAGACGTTTTCTTTATTTTCCCACCAAGCATCATCACGTTTGAAATTGGGCAATGTGATGTCTAATTCTCGTTGATAAAAATCACGCACCAGTGAATAACAATCCTGCCAGCCATGGAAAAAATTACGCCCCAATAACGGGGCGGTATATCCAAATGGTTGATACTCAGTAATGTCCCAATCAGGGTAGCTACATATAAACCACGGCTTTTTATGTTGCTCAATCTGATGAAGATCCAATTCAGATGCGCGTGTCGTTCCATTCGGATGTGAATGGATATAAGCTTGAATTGAACCCTGATCTTCAGCATTGGCCAAGTCTTCAGGGTGGATTTCAAAATTAGTGGTTTTGTCCTGTTTAACTTTCCCCAACTTATCATAAATCGTGGGTGCGACATTACGACATGCAATGTATTGATCGTTGACAATCAGACCGCAGCATTCCTCGGGATAAACGTCAGAAGCATGTATAAATATGGCTTTTTTTACATCCGCAGATAGTTTCATAAATCACCCAATTCACCCAATTAAGCTTGATGCTGGATAACCGCCATGCGACAAGGGTTTACTTTCACCAAAGCGCAAACGACAAGAGCGCATTCGCCCTGGACAACGATCTTGACTTGGGTCACTGGTCGGTTCATCTTTCATGGTAAACATGGCTGTGCCTGTATATCCGCACTGTTCACCGCGATAACCGTTCGTGCATGCCCAATGACATAGATTTGTGATCTGACGCAGCGGGATTTTTTTACCTTCAAAATCGACTGGATTTGAAAGCTCAAACACGACTTGTTCATCATTTGATGATGTTTTTTGCTCGATATAGGCAATCTGAATTTCAGATTCATTTGAAGCAGATGGATTACCCTGACTGAAATTTTCAGCATCTAGATACTTAGCCAATGTGGTAATAACTTTAAGCTTGGCACCTGCAAAGTCATCAAAACGGTAGCAATAGGCTGAAACTGCACCTTGTACCCCATTAATGTTATTTGCCATTGTGAGTGTGGGCATTGCCGCTTTGCCATCTGTTGTTTTGCCAAAGCCTGTGCTATCAATCGCCATCGGGCTAAAAACTTGACCTAGCCAAATAATGTCCCGATACCAGACTTTACTGCCATTATCGACATCAAAGACTTTATCTGCATGGATCAGCGTTGTATCTGCAAGCCAAGTGGTTTGATCTGCCGATACATATATTTTTTCCCAGTCTTCAAATGCAATATGACCGTGAAAACGTAAAATGCCAGCACCTAAGTTGCTGGCATCAAGTTCATAAAGCGTGATCAGTCCATCGACATACAGCTTTTGAAAATCACTGTTGAGGCTCATCTGAATTTACCTCTTCAGTCGGAATTTCTGGAACTAATTTTGGAACTTCTTGCAAGCGGATGTCGATCCAACGGTTTAAAGTGATATCTACCGGATTTTCGAGATCGGCAACGATTGAAGCACTTTCTAAATCAAACTTCTTTTTATAAGTTTTGACTTCAATATCACCATTTTCTAACTGCTCATAATTGACAGCAAATAGGATATTGCCGTTGGCATCTTTGGGGGTTTCGATATACCAGCCGTCTTGAGAAAGCCCACTTGAGCCCTTTATTAAATAATGACCAGTATTCACTTTGACAAAACTAATATCTTGTTCGGATGCTTCATCATTTAATTCGATTTTATCTGCATAGAGTTTAACAATCGGTGATGCTGCTTTAATGAAGCCGTTTGCGTCAACTGTTGTATTGCCCGAATGTCTTAAATTATACTTGCGAAGTGGATATCCAGCATTACCAACTGCGCCATTAATCACATAAAATTCATTAGATATGACCGAAGCGCCAATGGAAAAAAAACCTCCTGAATTAAACGATGAAACGATGTAATTTGTATAAGCTGGCAATTGATCATTACCAACTTTAACATTTGATGTATTTGAAAAAAAGAATCCAGATTTGCTTTTGTAATAATCTTCAAAACCATTCGCACCACCTACATATGTTTCTGAATCACCACCCAACCCAAACGCCCCAACCTCCATCACATTTCCAGCACTTGTTCCCACATTTTTAAATGCAGCACTACCTAATTTATTTAAATTTGATCCATCACCTATATATTGATAAATCTCAGTAAAATTATTATTGGTTTTGGTAAATGCACTTCGTGCGGGATCGCCTGAGCCGTCATTTGCACTATTGCCGACGGTGATTGTTTGCTTAGACATATTTTTTTCTCACAAAAAAAGCACTCGATTGAGTGCTGTTGAAAGGATCTGAATTTAATTAAGGATAGAAAACTTGTGTGAATGTAGTTGAGATCCGCCAGATCTGACCACCTAGACTTACTGGTGTATAGGTCAAATCAGTCTTAACTCTGACTTCACCATCAAGCGGTGAATTCCACAAAAAAGAGTCTGCGCCCTTGTGTTCATCAAAGAATGCCTTAATCGCTTGAATTTCAGCTTTGTGAGCTGTTCTTTGATAAGCCCACTGACCTTTTCGATTGTTGATTCCAATCGAGATATTTTGCTCATAGCCATCGCCAAACTTTGAATTCAACACATTAAAGTTTTGGGTTCCCGAGTTGCCATCTAAGTCGCTGCACCATTCAAATTTTCGGTTGCTCATTTGAAAGTAAGCCTCCCCCTTGTCGAATCTCATTCCGAATAACTGAGCGAACAGCGTTGCCAATAAGAACCCCCAAGTCCTTTTTAGGTTCCAGCAAGGATTGAAAAGCTTGATATTGCTGATCACTTAAAACAAAAATCACACCATCAACATCTAAAATCCAGTCATTAAATTGGAGTGGGAAAATTTGATTGTCACGTTCATATTTCTTTTGGATTTCTTTGCTTCCACATGTTGCAGCATATGTGATGGATCCACCTAGAACACATGTAATTTCTTCATGATTTCCTGTGTGATTGCTGATTTTTTTAAACTGAATATCTTTCATGTGAACTCCCAATAAAACAAAACCCCGCATATAGCGAGGCTCTGTTTTATCTAAATGATTTAGAATTGATGTTTATAGAATGTTTCGTACAGCACTCTTGTTAATGCTGGCACAGATGGTGTTTTAGGTATTTCAAGCAAGTAGCTACTATTACCAATCGAATAATTATCACCTGATACTTTACCCACTCCATGCTTCTCGGTTAAATATGATATAAACTCTAGGAAATAATCCTGTAGTTGCGTGTTTTTTGGATTCTCGACTAAAGCCATTGCCATAATTTCGGCGTTTTCCCATGCCACTGGGTTTACATCAGTTCCCATATTTTCCTCCTAACGGTTAATTGGGAACTCACTTTTACCCTATTTTTTGCCAGAATGACAATTACTTACTCAACAACCCCCCCTGCCGTTGCTCCTGCCGAATCACAGCCCTAACCGCATTACCGATTAACTGCCCAAGCTGCTTTTGATCCTGAGTGTTGCCACCTGAGGTGCTTACACCTGAATCGTTGACATCAACTTTGATTGAAATGCTTCCATTGTTTGCACTCTCGCGATCATTTAAGAATCTGGTTAGATCCTGATTCTGTTTAGGATTCAGCACACGTTCCCCACCATCTAACAACCATGTTCCTTCTTTCGGGATATTGTCTATACCGTTATGGGCCATGCCAGATAACGCCACACCCTGAATAGCCGACATTAAATCATTGGTCTGCACAACAACTGCTGCCGCTGCTGCTGCCCTACCCCAAAATGTTGTGTTGCTAGGGTCATCCCAAGCTTTCATTACAGCGCCCTTAGCATTTAACATCGCACTAGCGAGCACGAAAGCTTTTTGAGAGGCAAAAGCTAGTTTATAAGCTGTTGAGGACTTAGCTCCAAAGTTATCAAGAAGAGAACCCATCATTCCAAACATTGCTCCAAATCCCGCTAGAGATGCTGCATTGTTTTGGTCTTCAAGATCACGATCTTGTTTTGCATAATCCTCAGACATCGCTTTTTTGGCATCAAGGTATTGCTGATAAATGGATAGTCGAGCATCATATTTTTCCTGATCCGCTAGTAGCTCATTATCATTAATTGCAGATAAACCTGAGTTAAGGCTGTCCCCGAGTTGAGAATAGCCATCTTGCTGTTGAGCATTCAGATTAAAACGTGACAAGGCTATTGGACTTAAAGTTGTTTGAGCTAATGCTGCAACCTGCTGCCCAACAATATTTCCACTAGCAGTGTTAATCCCATTGAAAGCATCTTCTCGTTTCTTTTGTTGAGCTTGCTTGAAAGCTTCAACATCTTTGTCATATGCTTCTTTTGCCTTGCTTAAATAAAGTTTTTCATTCACTGGATCCTTAGCATAGGCCGTGGATATTTTTTTCTTTTCTTCCTCGTATTTTAGCTTAAGCTTCAATTCCTCGTCAGCGTATTGCATGACTATGGATTGTTGAGCCTTTTCAAGCTGTTCCTGTTCTCGTTTAGCTTGTTCGGCAGAATGATCAGTTTTAGCCTTTGGTGTTTTGGTGACTTTAGGAGCTTTAACGGTAGGATTTAGCGCTTTATTCTGCGCAATTCCTGTGGTAACCCCTTTACCTAAAACCTTGTTGTAATCAAGCTGGGCTTTTTTGTTGTCGATAATGGATCGCGTTAGTCGGTCATGATCACCAGTCTGATTTTGAATAGTTTTAGAGATGCCGCCATAAGCTTGCTTTGTATTTTCCCAAACTCTTTTTGCAGTATTTTCAATAATTAGACTATTATTCTGGAATCCATCAACTAATGCTTTGCCTTTTCCTAATAGAGTTGGTGCATTCCAGAAATTTATAGCTGTTTGCCCCAAATTCCCAATTGCATCTAATGCCCCACCAATGATCTGAACTAAAGATTTTACGCCAGACGCAAGACCAATTACTAGAACTGCTGTTCCCTTGGCCGCATAACCTACCGCATCAACCACACTAGCAAATTGACCACCCTTTCCAGACCCATCTAAAAAGTAGCCAATTACACTGCTCAATGCCGGCATAACTGCCTGAGCTAATTGATTCTTTAACGCTGTAAATTGGAGCTGAACTGACTCTGTCTGTGCTGCAAGCTCGATGGACTTTTCGATTGCCTCCTGCCCTGTAATAATTCCAGCTTCTTCCATTGCTTCTTGATAGTTTTTCCATAACTTCCCGCCATTTGCTAATAGTGGGGCAAGTACAGTTAAATCAGAACCCATACTTTCAAGATAGAAGGACATTTGCTGCTGATTAACACCTGCCTCTTCAAGCTTATCAACATAGGTTTGTAGTGCTGTAACTCCATCCATTTTAGACATTTCTACAGCAAGTTTTTTTGCACCATCAGCTCCTTTTTCTGTCTTAACTGCTATTTGTTCAAAGAAGTCTTTTGCGCCTCCCGAGCCAACAGATGCGAACTCACCAATTTTTTCGTTAAAATCTTTAAGCTGATCAGAAAGTTTTTCTTGGGTAATCCCAAAACTAGAAGCAGCACCAGACAATCCTTGAAAGGTTTGTATTGATGTATTGGATACCGCAGCAAAATTTGCCAACTCAAGATTGCTTTTTGCCAACTGAATAGCCATTGCTGAAAGCCCACCAATAGCAACTACAGTTCCGCCTATTGCCATGCCTGCAAGAGCAGAAGTTGCGAGCAAAACCCCTCCACGCATGGCGCTTAGTTTTGTTGATACAGTGTCGATTACTGAGCCTAGCTGAGTTCCGCCAATCATTTGCTGAATCTGATCATTAAAACCCTTAAAGGCGTTAGACATATTTTGAGCAGACTGCTTTGCTTTTCTTTCAGCAGCACTCATCCCTTGCTCAAATGACCCAAGCTTTACCAAAAGGTCTAATGTTAATCTTCCGAGTGAATTTGTGGCCATGTGAACTCCGAAATTTGGGCAATAAAAAACCCCGGCTAGCGGGGTTTTGATAATCAAGATAATCTAAATGGGTTTATAATTTTCAACGTTGAATACAAACTGCACGTCGCCATGCTGATAAAATTTAGGTGCTATAATTAATTTCTTAGAAGTTTTGATTTTCTCCACGATCTTACTCTCAGTCGAATCTAGCTTAACAAATAAAACATCTGCCGCATGACTATCTGGCTCAACCATGGTGATATTCATAATATTGCCATCATCAAACTTGAATGCAACATCGCACCCATCAACTATCCCACAAACGAATTGCCCTTTATCAATAGTTATATAAACATCAAGTCCTTGGTGATTTTTGCGAACCCCTAACAAAAGCTTAGAACTATTCCCGTAGGGAAAACCAAAATTTGCACTATTTAAACTCTCCGCTACAGCTAGTTTGGTTGTAGTGCTGTGAAGTTCATCCTTGGATTCGTGATAAAACCAATTACTCTTACTTGTATTATTTTCATTCTGGGTTGGTTGCGCCTCAATTTTAGGATCATCTTCTATCTTATTGTTTTTGCTATTCATACCACCAATAACACTTACCAATATACTAATACCAAAAAGCCAGAGTAATATTTTGAGAACTATACTCATCTTCTTCTTTTGTTTTGCACCGCATTTAGGACAAGCCTCGGCTTTATCACTAACTGGATTTCCACATTCTTTGCATGGTCTAATAGCCATAAAAAACCCCATTAAATTGATTTAATGAGGTTAGCTTAAAAGTTTCTTAAAATAAAGGTTTAAGACATTAGCTAAGTCAACTGAATATATTTTTTAAATTTATTCCGTAAACAGCATTCCACGCATCCTTATGGTAGATTTTTACAGTGCCATAATTCGCATCAGCAATATCTTTAATCTTCTTGCCATGTTCCACACACCATTTTTTAAGCTCTCGCCAGTTAAACTTACGACCTGTCTTACTCTCAACCGCTTTAACAGATGCGTAATTTTTCGATTCACCTAACTGTTCTTTGAGTTTTTCAGCTTGACGACTTTTTACTGATGCTGTTGCCATTGCAGTAGCAGTTTTCTTGTCACTTATATGGGCTTTAGTTTCGATTGCATGGTCACGTTCTTTACAAGCAAGACGTTTAGCCTCGACTTGATCAGCCCATGCACGAGCGGCTTCTACTGGATCAGAGAAGTTAGGCATTGCTATAATTTTACTTGAAATCTGCTCTTCAAGTTCTTGCCAACGGTCTACCAAACGAGCTGTAAACTCTGGGCAAAGTTGAGCAACTACAATAATGCTGTCACGTTTACCTTGTTCGCCTGTGAATACATATACCTTTGGGACAATTCCATTTGCAGATTTAATCCCATCCTCAATTTGAGGTTGGACAATTACACCAGTATTTACAAGGCTTTCAATAGTACGTTTAACATTGTCATGGCGTTTTTCTACAAGTTCTGATATTTCCAAACTTGTCATGGTTTGAATATTTGTGTTAACAATCGCATTCATGACATTAATCCCCCATTACCTTTGAGAATTTTATTTTTATTACTTGCCTCCAAAATAGATTCTGCAAAACCCTGCATATTGCTTAATGCTAAAACTTGATCACTAAGCGACTGAATTAACCATCCAACATCATTAAATGTTTCCAATGGTATTTCTTCGTTAGCATTTGCAAGCAGCACACCTATGGCACTCAACCCCTTTAAAACTGGTTGATTTGCATTTTCTACTGCACGCCCTGCTGATTTCAAAAAATCCTCTTCTTCTTTTGATACTTCGCCACCATAGCAACCAACCTTTGCAAGTAGGTCGAGAGGAATGGTTGGCAAGAGGTCTGTAATATCTAACACCTTGTCTTTATTAAATTGAAATGGTATATTCATATTGTACATATCTCTCTGTTATGACTTCAATAAAGCCCTCTGCCTGCAAGTGTTGGGCTTTTTTGTTGTCTGTTGATTTCATGCTTTCGCACTCTTTTGGTCTAACAATAATTCGACTGCCTTATTCATTAAATAATTCATCGAACGCTCTTCTTTTTTCGCTAATTCTTTTAAAGGATCATAAAGTTCCTTTTCTAACCGAAAGCGTACATCGGTGGGTTTATTTTGTTCAGATTTCATAATTACCTCTAATAGCCTCACTTTAAGGCTATTTAAATTTAGCCCCAATTTGAGGTATTGTCAATATATTATCAGAACTTTTTAACCTCATTCTGAGGCTATTGGAGTATTAATGGCAGAAAACCCAAAGCACGTTACTGTTAGGCTTCGTGTGCCACCTGAGTTAAGGGATAAAATTTCTAAATCATCAGAACAATACAATCGATCTATGAATGCTGATATGGTCGCCCGCTTAGAACAAAGCTTTGAAGCTCAGATTTCCCATGAATTTGAAATGCACATGATGGAAATTATGCTTAAAGAGCAACAAGATAAAATTAATAGCTTAATTCAATCTGTTGATAATTTAACTAAGATTGTTCAGGGTGGTATTTGATAAAGAAAAAAGCCCCGAAGGGCTTTTTGAAATGACAGGTTTGCTATTCAGGCATATCCATAGATTCATGAAACTTCATAATTCTGTAGGCTGCTGGATTATCATTTATTGTCTCAACATAAACGTCTACAACATAGGCTTTTTCGTATAGCTGATCTTCCCCATGAATCATTTCATACTGGATTTCATCATTTTCAAAAAGTACCTTCACTTCTTTTTTAGAAATACTCTCGATGATTCCTTTGTAGCCTTTGCGATTATCTGAACGTGTCTGTGTCCAATACAAAACCACTTGCTTGTGAAGGCCAACAATTGGTTCTTTTAATTTTTCTATTTCTTTGCTCGCCTTGTTTTGAATAGCATTTGCCTCAAGGCTGTTGATGTTGATTGTAATGGTTCCACTATTATTGGAGGCATCAAGTTGCAAAATTGATCCTGAATCTTTTGCAACAGGCTCTACAAACTTTGAAACCCTAGTTAATGTCTGCTTATCAAGGTTCTCGGGTTTTCTGCCAACTCCTTTTAAGTATTCTATGCATGACTTCATGTGGTTGGTGAAGTCCAGAACAGTATTTGCATGCTCAGCAAAAGGCATTAAAGCTGGCGCAAGAGCAACCAACTCTGTAATAATTGATCCAGGTCTAATTTCTTTGATGTAAAGCTTAATCTCATCTGAAACTAAATGATTGTTTGTTTCCGCAATATAATCAGAATACTCAGCGCCTAAACTGATCATGCTCTGAGCAAAATCGATTAGATCTACTGGTTGTTTGTTCTTTATATTTACGGTAAGCATAGCATCATCTTCACTAGGCAATAATTCTATATTATCCACGATCACCCCAGAATAAATTAAGCATAACGACACACATTGTCGTAACATTATTAAGTTATTGAAGTAGTATCATAAATAAATAATATTTGGTCAAATAATGAATTGGGTAAATCTATTTACCCACCCAACTATTCAAATAATCCTCAGCATCCATTTCAATCACTTTAGGCTTCTGTTCGTGGGGCATAAAAGCATAAGGCGAAATCTCTTTACCATTTTTACCACGATTAGAATTTGCATAAAATGCAAGTGCGCCACCAATAACTTGTTCAACTCTTCGACCAGTATTGAGGCTTCCGTACTTCCAGATATATGAAGACCAGATTTTAGCCTCAGCTAAAGTCATATTTTCTTTAGCTTCGGCTATTGTTTTTCCTGCAATACCGTTTGATACAAGCTCGCACCAAAACTCATCCTCTGGCGTTAATTCAACTTTCCCTGCTTGTCTTTTGCAACTGCCTCCAAGCCAGTTACCACATTAAAAATTGCGCCCGCCAAACTTTGAGTAAAATACTCATTAACTTGTTCTTTGGTTAAGTAGATATCACCCTCATCATTTACCAAAGCCAGTGAAAGCCATTCAGCTACCACATCTTCACCTTTGTTAAGCCGAGTGAATAAAGGCTCTGTTACCTTATAAGGCAATTGCTTGACCCGAATATCTACAGATACTTTTTCTCCATCATGATAAAACTCTACAGGCAAGTTTCGGATTGAGCCTACCAATGCGCCTTTTGCGATATCTTGAAGATTAAATTTTTTGATTGATTCTGTATTTGCTACTTGCTCTTTTGTCTTGGCCATTTTTCTTTATTCCGATTATTTAAGTTTTAGGAGTGCGGATTACTTCAGTTGATCGTTCCAATGTAATGGTGTATGCAACCAGTGCATCAGCTTCAAATGTTGGTGCAGGGCTTGATAAACCACCCATAAACGACCACCAAGTACGAGTTTCAGGCAAAGTAACGCTACCACCTGTTAGTGTTGGTGCATCATTGCTATCTCTAGAGCCGATATAGAACTGTAAGTTTTGTTTTTTGTCTCTAGCCCATTCTTCTAGTTTGTCATGTGATGTGTTTTCATCATCAAAGTCATAGCCAATTGAACCTTGACCCGGATCAGACAACCCTGATACATAGGATTTTGTATTCGGCTCGTCGAGACACGTATTTTCAATACGAGTCGTTGAGTCAGAACCAAAGTCGATAGTCTTGATACAGTTAATTTTTGTGATGGCTGTGCCATCGTATACATAAATTCCCATACCGTTTACACGTACGTTCGCCATGAGTAGTACTCCTCAATTTTTGGCATTAAAAAACCCTCAAATTGAGGGCGTTGGTTTGGTCTATTTTCAGTAAAATACAGCGAGCAATTCTGCTAATGCCTTGATGATTTGAGCTATTGGAAACAGAGCAATAACGAAGATAATCCAATAGCAAAAAATTCTTACTGATTTATGTGTTTGTACGAGTTCTAGTGCTTTCACTATCCAGTCCCCGATGTTAAAATTCATTTATGTTCTAATCCCCAAGGTGCTTTGTGGGTTGGAAACAAAAAAGCCCATGATTACGAGTCACGGGCTTTTTGCTTTTTTTGAGTTAATTTCTACCGACTTAAAAACCAATTCGCATCAAATCCACGCGCATAAAGCTTCGTGTCATTTTCGTAATGGCTGATTCGTGGATTTAAAATATAGCTTTGTGTTTCTAATGCTTTGCGTATCACTTCACGCGCTTCATATGCTCGTTTTTGATTGGTGTCGTACACAATCACTTGATACATGACATGATCAGTCTTAGCAGGGCAATCAAGACTGTTTTCAGCACTTCCGCCTACTTCTTGCCAGACTGCGTAAGGCACTGATGCATGCAAGGGTGCAATATCCTCATATACACGCAAGTTATTGCCTAAAATAGCTTTTACTGCCACATCTGCATTGAGTGTTCGGAATATGGGTAAGAAGCTCATTTTAGTAATTCCTTGTCTAACTCTTCATTGAAGACTTGAGCGAATTTATCGGTAATGTTGTTAATATTGTTGTATAGAGCTGGGCGCATGAATGGCTTTGCAGATGCTGGGCCAACATTCTTACCAAAGAAGTTTTCTCCATCGGTTAGGACTTTGGTTTTTTTCCCTACGCTCACACTACCGCGCCCAAATTCAACCAATCTCCAATACCATGTTGACCCTTCTAGTTGATAGCTTTGCCCCAATCTTCCAGCGCGCCTATTATCATCATTATTTGTATATGGTATTCGCGCACCCCCACGAACACCAACACGCATTACTACCGCATTCCGATCTCTACTTTTTCCAGCCTGAGTTGAAATATTCTTCCAGATTTTTTCGGATGTTTTTGGGTCATCTAGCATTTTTGCATTTTGCCTAGCAGCATCACGAACAATATTCATGGCCTGCCGAGCAGCTTTACGCGCAATCCGTTTTGCATTTTTATTATCAGCAATTAACTTCATTCGCCTTGAAAGTTCTTCCAATCCCTCAAACTTAACCTCTACACCCGCCATAAATACCTCACTTGGGTTTTTCTACACCATGCCCTAACAAGAACGTGCAATATGTATATGAGTCTTCGTTGTCATCAAGGGCCTGACTCTTGATTGAAAATACTCGCCCTTTCCAGACCACTTGCATTTCGGTATCAATGTCGGTGCGATATCTTATTTTCATTCGTGCTGTGACTTCGGATTGATCCGCTTGTGCAGATATCAGATCTTTGGCTGAAAGTGGTGTGACTTTGGCCCAAAGCTTTTTGTATTCCTGCCATGAGCCTTCTATAGGATAGCCATCTTCATCGCGACCACCTTGGCTGTATTGCTGAATGGTGACTCGATGTCTTAATTCACCTGCGCTTTGTCCCATGCTATTCTCCTAGATTGCTGTAGGTGTGCGATATGGAAATAGCAGCGCCTGAACAGGTTGCGGCATGTAGTTCCCATTCACTGGCGCATCAGATTCAGCATTGCGGTACTTGTCATAGAAACCAACGTAGACCAGAACAGCCAATTTAAATTCTTCAGGCGGTTGTGCATGATGAACTTCATCCGTATAACGAAAAACCGCTGATTCAGCGGCCTTTATGTAGATTTCTATGTTCGTATCGTTGGAGTCATCATCGTAGCGAAGATGCTGTTTTACTTCTTCGAGTGTGACTAAGCTCATTCTGTCCACTCCTTAGCACATAACTTAAAGTTTTTATGGTCAAATTCACCAAAATGATCGTTTTCAACATGCCAGAGTGCGCCATTCTTGGTAATGAATTGTCCTTTTTGGTACTGCACATCGTCTTTGAATACGCCCTTATAGAGCGATTTAAGAGGATTATCAGACTGAGTGGTTGATTCAGATTTACCAAATGGATCTTCTTTAGCATCACGCTTAGCAAGTGCTTCCAAATTGTAGTTTTGCTGTTGTAAATAAGGGGATTCGCCACCTTTAACAGGTAAATAACCCAACTTCTGGCGCGCCTCATTGGGGGCAAAGATGCCTGCACTGATGCCATCCTTGAAGTATGCAATTTTACTAGATGAATCCATACGAATTAGAACATCAAGATCAAGGAAAGCCGCAACACCATAAGACGGTAAATCCAATCCCTCATCTAAAAGATTTTCACGCGCTTCTATATAGGATTGAAGACAATCTGAATAATAGATTTCATTCAGATCAGAAACCTTAGTTGCACCCTGAACATCAGTCACACCAATTTTAAATGGTGGCACATTAAATGCCGTACAAACAATACGAGCAGACATCCCAAGTTGTTCAATTAATTGGCTGTCTATCGCTGACATTGAAATGTTTACGTATTTTGCTCCATCCGATAAAAGACCAGTTTTACCCACATTTGCACCACTATAATTTGCATCCCATTTGGTTTTCACCTCTTGGGCTTTTGTTGCATCTAATGGCCCAGGCACCTCAATAACACCACCCGGTTTAGATCCGTTGGCAAAAAAGTTTTTAGAGTTTCTGAGAATCGAAATACCCTGTTCAGACGCCAGACTACACGCCATGATTGGTGTTAAACCCACAAGCGGATGATAAATCGCGTTAATGCGGTCATGGATGATTTCAGATGCGGGAACAATTACATTGTCAGCCTGTGTTAATCGGTCGTTTGTAAGCTGATAAAACACATTCGCTTGGTCATCAACAAGTACAGTTACTAAATCAGGGTTTAAAACCACCAATCGGTATAACTCGCCAAACACATCGCGCATTTTAAAAACGTAGGTGTTGCCCCTAAGCAAAAGGCTCTGCGTCCATTGCTCGTTGAACTGCTGCCAGTTTTGGTAATTATTCGGTTTTTGAAGTACACGCTGTAATTCTTTTGGGGTTAAAGCATCAACTAAGACACCTTGCTGCTTCTTTTTTAACAGAACAGGCATCTTGCCAATGTCTTTAGAGATAAGGCTTACGCAAGCAAATACCGCATAAAATGCAGTCATATCTTCGCGGGTAATTTCCTTATTTTCTTGCCATGCCCCTGAATATGGCTCTGCCACAAATATGCTATTCCAACCCTGCCCTGAATTGTGGACACTTTGATAGCTCTTTTTACCTCTCAACCAGTCATAAATGCCCATTTTTACCGCCTTATTCTTCAGTTTTTACGTCTTTTTTGGTGCGATTTGCAGCCTTTTTAGGCTCTTCATAAGGCTTTGCAACACCTGTTTTAATAAGGATATTTGCCGCAAAATCTTCAACTTCTTTCACTTCGCCTACTTCGGCATCGTGCATAACCTGTAAATATTCAATTTTCATAGCTGTTCCCATAGCTCAACAGTGAGTTTTCATTGTTCAGATATGAAAACAGCCCCAATTAAGGAGCTGTTTTGGATCGATATACCGATTAAGGCGTGTAATCAATGTATGCCGCTGCAATGGCGCGACGTTTCGCCCAAGTGATGAACTTCTCTACACGAATGGCAAATTTGTTTTCTTGCCATAGGTTATGGGTTGTAGATCCATCAACAAGCGTTGCTTGATCGCTGTACGCCACATCAACACCACCGTCCTGAGCAACAAGCAATTCGCTCATTTTTACAAGAATGATCTTGTCGCCAATGGATTGTGACGTGATAACTGGAATACCCAGAAGCGAACGCGCTGCACCTGCAAAGCTCATGCCGTTGAAATATGTATTTCCAAGAGCATCACGAAGCAAAGCGTATTGCATTGCACGCGTTTCACTCATTAAGAAATACGCATTGTCAGTGGTAAGGTTTGCGGCAACAAATGTCGTGATAAGTTTTAACAAATCGGCTTCAATTGCTGCTGCCGTAGTGCCAGAAGGTTCAATTGCTGTTACACCATTCAGAATACCCGATGGAGTCACATCGGTTTGCGCTTGAGTACCAAGAAACGTGGTATCAATCAGCACTTTGGTTGCTTCAATCAAATCATTAAGCACAAGTTGATCAATTGCTGGATCGGCACGACGCAACAATTCTTGCGTATAAACTGTAATCGCAGCCAATTTATGCTCTTTGATTTCGATACTGTTGAATGTCGGGTTAGTTAAAGGCTTTTTAGCACCTTCACCCACCCAAGAAGCAGTACCACCGCTTAATTGCCCGTTAATTTTTACATTAAACGGAACAGCACGATAACCTTTCAACTTATCAAAGATGGTTGCATTACGAAGCAATTCTAAGAAATCGCCTTTATATGTGTCTTGCTGCACAAGTGGCGCAGCGAAACCAGCATCAGTAGTGGTACCCAAGGTGGCTTTTTCAACATATTGAACCACTGCTTCGTCATAACCTAATGCTTTTGCCGCATCAACGACAGTCATTAATCGACCTTGTTTTTGCTCATGACATGCAAGCATTTTTGCACGAGCAAATTGTGCGAAAGGCATCCCTTTAGGAAGATTGGATTTAACTTCAACCTTTGGATCAGCTTTTGGCTCAGGATCGCCTTTTGCAGATTTTTTTGCTTCCTCAGGATCATTACCTGCAACAGGCGTTGCGGTTTTTGCCGCTTTTTCAATCTCTGCAATTTGAGCTTCGGTACGTGCAATATTTTTCTTAATTGCCTCAATATCTTTTTCAAGAACCTGAATTTCTGCTTCAGTTGCTTCATCAGGTGTTGTGCCTGCTGCTGCTGATTTAGACAGTGCAGTTTGCATTGCTGCGTTTTTATCTGCCAATGCTTTGAGCAGCTTTGCTAAGTATTCTTTCATAGTTTTACTCCACCCTGTGTTGGGCTATTTAGTTTTACGATTACGTGTTTTTGTTCAGATGAATCGCCATCTGGAACGTTCTGAGGTTGTTTGCCCAACGCGGCTTTGTGTTCCTCAAATGCTTTTTTAAAATCTGTTTCGCTTTCGCGATTGCATGGAATGGTGACTAAGGAAAGTTCATAAAACTCCCAATCATTAAATTTTATGCCACCACCTTTGATCATTTCCGCGTCATCCCAATTTGGGAGAAACCCAACGGATAGACCCTTGATGAGGTTGTGTTTCAAGGACTGATAAGCCTCTTCAATTCGGGCTTTCAATGCGCCTTCTTCTTCTATCTTTGGAAGATGAATTTCAACCTCAATCCCTTTACTGGTCACTTTCACATCCGTGACATGACCAATTGGTGATTTATGGTCGTGGTGAAAAAGTAATGGCATTGGCAAAGTGAACTTAGCGCCTGTGGGAACCATGATGTCTTTTGCTCGATCCTGATTGGGTGTGCTTGCCACCCCTTTAAATGTTCGTTTTTCATCGTCTACGGCTTTGATTTCGAATGAGCCGAATGATTTGTGCAGAGCAGTCATAGCCCCTCCAAAATGCAAAAACCGCCAAATAAGGCGGTTATTAAAAGAAAACCACCTTTCGGCGGTCTATTTGGTTTATAGCTTAATCTCTTAAGCGATAAGCTGTAATTGTTTTGAACTATCCAGACTATCAAGCAACTTTAAAGTATCTTTAGGAATCTCTGAAAAACACTCATTTGCCCCTCCAAATTGAATATTTGGAGTGTATTTATAATCAATTAACAAGCGATGTAACTTCTTTTCAAGATCCCAAACAAATGAGGCACTTTCACTGATAAATTTGATAACTTCATACGAGTAAGGCATATCATAACTAAAGCGTTTTTTAATTTTCTTTACTGTAATTCCTATTTTGTAAAAAACTTCGTTATTTGAGTAGCACTTGATAAGATACAGGTTGCTTTTCCCATCATGTCTTTCATCACACAGCTTTACATAATCAGATCTTTTCCAAAGAGATATTTCATTTTTACATTGTGGGCATCCAACTCCCATTAAGTGATCATTAGGGTTCTGCATAAATGACTTATGAAATTGGCAAATTATCTTAACTTTAATCTTATTTCCACGATAATTAGTCAGGTCATAGTTATACTTATCACCATGTAGGGCCTTGGCTTTCTCTATAAATTCAGATGTATTGCTACTTAATTTTTCTTTAATCTTGTCATTGCCACAATGGTAACAACCATATCTGTAGTGTTCCTTAGCTTCTTGTTCAAATAAACCATGCTTTGGGCAGATAATTTTTACTTTGTGTGCTCTACCTCGGTATTCAACAAGAGAGTAATCATAAAAATTATTGTGAATAGATGACACTCTGCTTATAAATTCGTTTGTAGTTAATGGCATCTTACCAGCACATGCCAAACACCCTTGCCCCTTTAAGTGTTGCCTACTTTCCTGAAAGAAAGGTCCGTGAGTATGGCAAATAATCTTAACCTTCCCATGTGAGCCACAATAAACAACCTCAGAATAGTCATATTTATCAAAATGAATTTTCTTGGCCTTTTCTATGAATTGCCGAGTTGTCATTTTAAATTGCGTATTCTTTAACGCACCATTAGAATTACTATCAGTCATAGTCGTTCCAGCTTAACGATTAATGATTAAAAGCCCATTAAGATTGCAGTCTTTTTGGGCTTTGTTTGTATAATAATTATACCATAAACAACAACCTACACGAAAAAAACACTATATTCTTTTTGTGCAGGTTCGGGGTTCATGCTCATTAGTGCCGTAGCATTTAGAGCAGCAATTAATGGATCTATTTTGGCTACGCCACTCTCCTGCTTACTGACCATAATGCCATTACCCTTCATGACAATACGAGCATTTCCAACCACCCAAGTCATCAATCCGAGACCTTGGTGCCATAACTCACGACCAGCAAGCTTTCTTTCTAAAGTTTGAAGATAGCCAGCTAACTTGTATCCTTGAGGAATACCAATGATTTGTTCTTGCGGTATTCCCGCATCAAGTAGACCATCCAATAACCCACCTATCATTAGTGGATCAAGGCCAACTTTGTCTAGCTTTCCGCTATCAAATACCTTTTTCGCAATTAATGAAATATCGGCAATATCATCACCTACTTTCTCATAAATCGTGAGGCTTCCTTCCCTTACAAAATCAAGCAGCTTAGGAGCTTCAGACTTTCTCCTCTCTAGGACGATCTGGTGACACCATGCATGGACCCACAACATCCACTCTCTTGTGGTTTTATGTCTCCCCATGAGAGCAAACCCCAATAAATCATCTAATCCACCACCATCGCCAGCTAATTCCAATACATCAGACTGCTCGATGATCTCATCTAGGGTGATATTTTTAGCCTGTTGATTCCAGAACTCAGCACCTGCCCACCGATTAGCACGTAGATTCATGCCAATTTCAATGTTTAAGTGCTTTGCCAAGAAGTCTCTAAGCGATTCTTCACCTGCATCTTTGACCTTTTTAAACTCTGAAATCAGATATTCAAGGTCTACCGATGCGCCTAAGTTTGGATTAGTGATGTAGAAGTTCTCAGGTTTTAAGTGTTCGCCTGCTTCGACCAAATGTTTTGGAAACTCATAAATGAGAGGCAAGAAGCCTTTATCCTCTTTGATCCCATCCCGTACATCACGGGCATAGTCTAAAAGCTGCTTAAATACTCCACACGGCACTTCATCCGACATTGTAGACAGATAGATCACGCAACCTTCTGGGCGAGACGCTAAACCACCTTTTGCCTCACGGAACATTGATTCAGCGTTGGCACGTTTACCAAAAAGCCAAACCTCATCGATCAAAATGATTGAAGCCTTTTTACCTGCTGCCGCATTTGATTCCGCTGCGATAACTTTAAGAGTTGCCCCAGTACCCAAATGAGTAACAGTCTTTGTGTGCTCAGACACATTGATCATTGCACTAAGTTCTTCATCAGCGCGGATAAAGTCACGAATCGGGTTAAAACTATTGTCTGCAACTTCCTTTGTTGGCGCTAAGATAATCAACTCGGCAGAAAGACGGTCATTCAACAGCAAAGCAACAAGCATTACACCAGCTGCAATTGTGGACTTAGTATTCTTCTTGGAAATCAGAAGAAAGAACTCACGTATTAATCTACGCTTTGTGCTTGGATCATACGCACCAAAGATTGCACGAACAAACTCAATTACCCATTCCAATGTGACATCGCCCATCTTTGGACTACCCATCACATCGACTAAAATCAGCTCTTTAAATATGCGCTCTGCTACATCAGCCACTTGTGGAAATAATGGCTCACAAGGCATGAGCGACTGTTTATTGACAATACGCCCCTCCCAGTCTGGGCAAGCGGTTGTCCATTCTGGAAGCATTGCGGTCATAAATTTACCTTGATATATAACCTATTTGATAGCCAACTGAGGGTGTGTCCATCCCCATGCTGCGCAACACTGTAGACATTACAATTGGCTATCAAATAAGAAACCGCCCGAAGGCGGCAGTCTTTAGATTTTTGTTAATGGTTGCCAAGCAGCAATCTGCTCAGGCGTGTAAATTTCACCGACCTGAGCCAAAACAAACTCATCTTTTCCTTCATTACACACATCAAAGTATGCAACATGATAATCCACTGATTCTTCATCAATTTGAATTGCTACGGCTACCATAGAATTGCGTTCTGGCAACTGGGCTTTATCTTTAATCCAACTCATTTTTCTCTCACATAAAAAAGAGCCATCAGGCTCGGTTATAAAAATTGGTTTTTATCAACTAGGCAATTGGTTATTCAAAGTGCCAAACTTGCCTGACTTAGTTGCAGCCTTAGCCGCATCCTCTTTGGTCTCTTTCTTGCCCTTTTCGGCTACTTTGCCGTGAACGTATGGAAGGGCGGCTTGGGCAGCTCGAACTCGCAGCGCCATGTCTTCCACTTGGTCTGTGTAGACTGACTTCAAGAACTCAAGCGGATCGTCCAATTTATTAGCAGTCTGGATAGATGTGAAAGTTGTTAAAGGTTTAATGTCGTGTTTAACAACTTGCTCGGGTGTGGCTTTTTCAAGTCGTTCAAGATAGGCAATAACATCAGGGTCTTTTGCTAAACGCGCACCTGCCGCAGATGCAGTCTTTTCAGGGCATCCAGCCAAAATGGCAGCTTCTTTATTATCTTTGCCGTTTCGTTTTGCGAGGGCAAATGCCTTCTTTTTTTCTGTTAAAGCCATGTACCCTCCTTTAACATATTTTTGAAAACTGATTTTTTCTTGTAAGTGAGGTGGGCGGTGGTGTCCGTGAGCTTTGAGCTTGAAAATTTTAACTCCCCCCCTGCCTGCTGATATTTTACGCACCATTTTGATGCAAATTTTAATAATTAAATTCACCATCTCCGGCGCTGTTCATCTTGGGTTATGGATTGCTGTGCTCGCTTAGCCTCTTGTTTTACATCTCTAGCCAAAAGGCAAAAGCTCTTAACATCATCCAGTGTTACCGACTTACCAGATTGAATGCTTGCTATAGCGTAATCATGGACCATATCTTCTATTGTTTTATTACCCACTGCCCACTCTCCCTCAATGTCTTCTCTTTATGACAAGGCACACATAACGATTGAAGATTGCTTTCCTCATCATTACCACCCTGAGCCACATTCACAATATGATCAAGCTCAAGCTCCATAGTTACAACACCACAACACTGGCATGTGTACTTATCTCTTAAATGAATGCTTGCTTTAAGTCTTCGCCATGGGCGACCACCACGTCCTTGACCCCAGTTAGATTGTTTAGGCGTCTTGGTAGTTTGGAGTCTCGGCTTTAATGTCCGTAGTTTCATGATCACCTACTATTCTCAACCGATCACCATCTACGATGAACTTAACGTTAAGCTCAACATAACCATTCGGGTGTGATTCAATCTTGAGTTCCTGTTGTGATACAAGTAATTCACCAGTAATTGCATCATGTAATGCTAGCGATCCTTTAGAACCTTGCGTTCGTTTTAATACCAGTCTTCTAGACATACTCACCTCAATCAATCGTTCTCGATCTTGGCAGTTCGTCTTCCTGTTCGCTTAGTTGCAACAGGAGTTCGTTGCTCTGTTCCAGTGCTGCCAGAATTATCTGATCCTTGTTCGCTATCTGCTGAATCAGTGTTGTGTTCTGCTCCACTATCTTCTGCATCAGCGCCAGTAATTCGCTTGATAGCTGCTGCTGTTCGTTCTTTTGCTCGTTCATATTGCTGTTTAATCCATTCACGCCTTTCTTCACATGATTTACATGTCATACCCTACTCTCCATCACCCACATCAAATCTTCAGGCGTTTCCAACCAACACCCCTGCTTATTACAAAACGCATGAATGTCATTTAGATACTCAGTAAATTGCTGAACACTTGCATCAGTCGTGCTTATCAGTTCATTTAGTCCTGCTGCCACTTGGTTATATAACGGATGCTTCTGATCTTTTAATGCTTTCACTGCATTGAATGTATTTCGATATTCTTTGACATCATCTCGAAAATATATTGTTGCTAAGAATTTACGCTTAAAGAATAAATGCTCACTGTCTTTGTCAGTGCCTTGATGCTTGGCCCATTGTGTGAGCCATTTCCAATAAAGCTTGTTTTGTGCCTTTGATCTGTCTTTACTGTCTTCTTGAATATGTACGATAAGCGGCTTACCTTCACCTGCTGCCTTCCCATGATTCAAATTGAGATAATTGGCAACTCTGGCAATGTCGTAGTGGTTCTGGATTTTGTAGACAACTGGTTCCATACCCACCTCAATAAAAAACCACCCGAGGGTGGCTTGGTTTGACTAGTTTGATTAAATAGCTGCAACAAGATCATTAATCTTTAATTCTTCTGATTTACAATCTTTAAAATAATTGAGTGGACTATCAGGATTTTCATCATTAGACCATGACAAATGGGGTTTATCTGTTGATGCAAAATAATCATACATAATAACACCATCTTCACTTGTATAAATGTATTGTGCAAAATGAGGTGGTTTTCCATTTAAGCGATAACCCATTTTCTTTAGCGCTTTAATAGCAGGCTTAAATTGCTCTGAGTTAAATAGCCGTACCTTTAATGCTTTCATAATATTTCTCAAAAAAAATAGCCTTTAGGCTTAGTTAAAAAAATTCTTCATCTTTAAGATCCAACATCCTTTCAGTCTTTTCTAGCATCTTGTCGAACCACTCAACCGATTCAGACCTGTTCATCTTTTGAAATTGGTCAAACTCTTGATGATGGTTGCGACACAATGGAATCGTTTTAGAGTCACAGGCTTTCAATCCCATGCCTTTACCGTGACTTGATTGATTGCTATGGGCTGCATCAACTGGCGACCTACCACACACCACACACGGCAGCTTTCTAATTGCTGCTAATCGCTTTGCATCACGCATCTGGGTGCTGATCAATAAGTTCATCGATCTCCTGAACTCGATAATTTAATGCTTCTTTTACATCTTGTGGGATACGTGGATCGAACTGCATGCCACGCATGAAATTAGCAACTGATTCAAGTTGCTCAAGCAATTCTTCGTTATCCATTTTGCTTTCCTCTTACGGTCTCGCATAGCGCTTGATATTGTGCTGAATGTTATTGATGTTCTTATCTATATCGTGAATGCGTTGCTGACATGCTTGCTTAAACTGAAACGTTGAATTGAGATGATTAAGACTTTCCAATTTTTCTTTGTCTTGATGCAATGATTCAAGATTCTTCTTTGCTTCGATTAGGTCCATGCAATCACCAATTACACCAAACTAAATAAGCTGCAAATAACATCACAGCCAAATAAAACACCGTTTTAATTACGTTCCTAAACCGCTGACAATCTTCTTCAATTTGCTTGAGTTCTTCTTCGTCCATAGCATCACCATTTGGCTACGTTTACTTTGCTAAAGAATTAAAAAGGGCGTGGCAAACTGCCGCACCCTTGCCTTAGATTACGACATTGATCAGCTCGGCAACTGATCTACCGCTACTCACAATCACACACACCTAACATGCACGGTCTGCTTTACTTGCTTTCAATCCTCTTTAGGTCGGGGCGCTACTCCCTAGTCTGAATTCCCGAAGGAGGTTTACTCGAAGGCATGTTCCACTGGTCAGCACTCCAGCAGGGTAATTGTCTTTTTATAGACAACAAAAAAGCCCACCTTTCGATGAGCTTTAACGACTTTGGTCTCGGATAACCGTAATACGACCAGTATAGAAACAATATACCTGTATTTTCGTTTAAATGAAATACCTAAGCTTTCATATCTTTGTAAGTATTTTTTCTATACTTTTCCACCGCTTTAGCTGCTTCATCTATTGCTGATTCAATCGCCATAGTCATAAGTTTTTCATAGCCTTTCCATGTCATGCGATAACAATCCACACTCATTTGATTTGATCTAATGCCAGCATAAGCCAAACGCCCTTTAGCTGTGTAGTTATCTTCTAAATCAGGGTCTAATGCGAAATCTAATACCATTTTGGCTACCAACCAACCGAGGTGATACATTGCAATGCCCTCAGGTTCTCGCTTCTTATCATTTACCGCATTCTTGATTAAGATATTTGCCAAATGTTGGCGAACAAACTCATAATCACTTTGAGATTTACCCTCAAACACAATCAAAGCTGTTACTGACTTTGCTAACTGAGTATCCATTGAAGCAATAGCACCCAAGCGATCTTGATAATTCAATGGTTTCTCTCCTGTGCCACGAACACACGGTTCTAAACTTGGCGAACTCGCTGTTAAGCCATGAGTCAACCATTCAAACTGTTCAAACTTAGCTGCTACTGCATTCATACCTTCACCTCAAATACATAAATACTTTTTAATTTCTTGTATTGCTTCGTCCGCCCCAAAGCAGACTTTGCACAGATAACCCTGCGCCTCTAATCGCTGAATCATGATTTGCTGGCTTGGCTGCAACTTCCCTTTTTGTGCTTTCAATTCAATCCATAACCCATGAGCTTGACCATTAGGAACAATGAGCTGTAAATCTGGTACACCTGCCTTTACTCCCATCTTTTTAAGCTTCGTCGCTTCAATGATATTTCTTGACCCACCATTGGGAATGTGAAATAAATAATCACTCAACCGTCCGTCTTTGAACTTCACTCGATGCGCCCATGACATGACTGTGATTTGCTCTTGATCTTCGGTCGGCACACGATTGAACTTCTTAGAACGTGCAATCTTTTTTGATTGAATCCGTTGAGCGTCTTTGAATGTTGTGTTCATGATTCACCAACCCTCTCAATGACCGTCTTGATCGCCTTAAGTGTCATATCCTGATCAACTGGATTGATCAAAAGACTTTCGATTGCTTCACATTTGCGTTTATATTTTTCAGCTCTTGCCGCATGATGCTTATATTTCTTATCAAGACCCTCATTAAATTGAAGCAATTCAGCGTGCTCTTGTTGAAGTTGCTCAAGTGTCATCTGCATGTATTCGCTCATACCTCACCCCCTTTGAGTGCTTGTTCTAACTCCTCGTACACACGCGGATCTTCGTGACAGTAGTCACTTCCACATTCAGGGCATGGTAAAAGTGATTGCATGTATTCAGCATCAGTAAACTTTTGTTTTTTCTTACTCATCTTTAAGCCCCTGTTCGATGCGTTGGATGGCTTTTTTCCAATCAACAATATGTTTATCTCGCTGAAATGGAGATTGCTTAACCACTCTTTTCGCATAGGACAACCCACCAACCCCATCAACCAACTCAAAATCAGCAATGGCTTGTTTGATTTCTAAAAGATGAACTGAGTAATGCCCCGTCATATTTGGAAAGCTCATAACAGAGCAATGATATTGATCTCTACTTATCCAAAAATTAGCCCACTCTGGCGCCCCATCAACAACCTCTCTCGCCTTCTTTTCGCCAAACTCTGCTACAAATTTATGTGCGTTAGTCATGACTCACCCCCTCAATCGCTCTCATACCCTTTCTCATCATTTCGAATTGGGTTTTTGAGCACGGTGTTTTACGGTTTTTAATCATCCCGATCTTTGTGCTTGAACAATTCATATAATTCGCCAAAGCCAAAGTTCGACCTAATTTCGCATCTAGCCAGTCACTTAATTCTTTCGCTTGTTCTTTGCTCAATCTCGGCATCTGAGTTTGAGTTTTAGCCCTGCCACGCAACTTGACTTCCCGATTATTAAACTTTTGCTTCGGTGCAATACCAGTGAATCCCTGAATCACTGTAATTTTATTGCCCTGTGCCAACCATTCTTCTACCGTTGTTGTCATGGCTTATCTCCAAACAATCGCTTAGTTTTCTCGCTTGCAAAATATAATTTGTCGTGACCAACCCTTTTAAAGTAAAGCCACCCTGACTCACTCAAAGACTTACAAAGTCTCTGCGCAGTGCGCTTACTAACACCAAGCTTAAGTTCAACTTCCTCGATGTTTAGGGCTTTATCTGCTTCAGCAAACTGACTCAAAGCAAAAATAATGTTGTCAAATATTTCTACGTAATTACTCATGCCGCACCTCCTTGCTCATTTAAGCCAGAAGGTCGCTTAATAAGAGCCTTTAACTTATCGAGATATTCCTTAGCTCTTTGTTTTTCTTCTTCCGTTTGAACTACTGGCTTGTCTTCGCCAAAATCAGCCCAATCAGACTTAACAGGTATCGCTGCTGGCTTTACCCATATTTCTTGACATATGCCCTTTGCTACAAACTCATTAACAACTTCAACGTAATTCTCTTTAAATGCTTCATAAACATTGTGAGATGCACGCTCAAAGTTTGTTGCGTAATCAAGATTTAAAAATCCCTGATAGCAACGATCAAAGGCCTCTTTTTCAGCGTTGGTGATAGGTGAATCATTGTGTACACGCCACTTGATGATATCTGCCAAAGCAGCATGTTTTTTCTTGAATGAATCAACTGCCCGCTGCTGCTCAGTGCCAAAGCCTGTAATCCCTAAGCACCACTTACGGAACATTGCTGGATCAGGGCAAAAACCGTTGTCACGCACCATTGATAAGCCAACATTGACTTGGTCATGAGTAAGTCCATCAAGGCAAATTTTCATAGCATGATTGATTTGTTCAGTAGGAATGCCCTCAAAGGTTTTCTCAAAAGAACGTGGTGCAATCGCTTTGAAGATACCAACCACTTTTGCAGAGTTGACTGGCTGAATTGCTTGTTGAGTGTTAGAAACCATACTGTTCATGACCAGACTCCTCTTTTGCAATTAAAGCTTGTATTTCAGACATGCGAGTTGATGCTTGGCTTTGCTGAGAATAGGTTTTTGTATAATTCTGAACAGCCTGCTTTGGCTCAAAGAGACCAACCCAGTTACTAGTGATTGAGTTTTTAAGAGATTGGTTAGCTTTTTCAGCCCCCCATTTTGATAAATCCTTGATTGCAAGCTCTATTGCTTTTGGGGTTGGTTTTTTATTCATGCTAAATCGCATTTCAATGTAACCAATCCATAGATCACGACTAACACCTTCTGGTAACTCAACTGAAGAAGCTTCCTCCAAACTGAATTTTGGTTTTGTTTTCTTATGTGTAATCTCTTGAGTATTCTCTTGGTATTCTCTTGTATACATTGGCTCATTTTGAGCTAATGGAGATTGGCTCATTTTGATACCATCCATTGGCTCATTTTGATCCTCTGCATTGGTGCAATTTGAGCTAATCGATTGGCTCATTTTGATACCATCAATAGAATCAATAGCTTGCTGTAAATTATCGCCAATAATCGCCAATGTTTCGTAGTCAATAGCGTAAAAATTAACCTGATTTGAGCGCAACTTTTCAAAGCGTTCAACGTGAACTAATTTTTGATCTTTGAGTGATTTTACTGTGCGCTTTAGCGTGGGCAGCGACATATATTTGAGCTGTAATAACCAGTCCGAATATGTGTTGTAAACCCACTTTTTCCCATTGCGAACAGTCCTAGATGTGCCCAACCAATAGTGCAACTGCTGAAGGAAAATTGCTTCATTAAGACCAATAGCCATAGCGAGTGATGGTTGTACTTGCAATGGCGACTCATTGATCAGGAGTTTAGACATGTCGCACTCCTGATTTTTCTGGACAGTTTTCGCCATGCTTCACCTGTCTAAATAGATGTGCTAATATTTGATAGTTCATTTGGTTCTCTCCGATTGAACATTGAGCCTGATGTAAGAGATCAGGCTTTTTCTTTGTAACCAAGCTCAAAACTCATTCCAAAATCTTCGATGTCATCTTGAAAAAGATCATCAATAGACTGCTTACTTTCCATCCATGCCTTTGACATAACAAAAAGTGCATTCAATTTTTCTTCACTGATCATTCGATATTTCTTGAGTACAGTTTTGAATCCAAGAACATCCAATAGCACCAAACAGTTTTCAAGCTCTGTCAAGCCGTTGGATTTCTTATCATTTTTCATTCGTGAAAGTGTGCTTGGGTCTATACCTAATTGCTCTGCAATCATGCTTTGATTGCTAGATGCAAGTGCTTGCAAGACTCTTGAAACTTCATTTCTCGCTCTTGCAGATACTTCCGTAGATACTTTGCTCATGGTTGTTCCTAAGCTGCTAAATGTTTTGGGTTTGCTTTATCAAGCAGCCATTCTTTTGTGAGCTTTCCATTGCTGTGGTCTGCGAAGATTTCTGCATATCGGGTTTCGCCAGTGTAGTCAGTACGTGGCAAAACACCTTTCTCAGCCATTTTCCGAACGGCAACATAGGAAATACCAAGTAAGGTTGCTGCTGAAGTACGCCCACCAACAGCTTCAATTGCTTGTTGAATAGGATTCATATTTTAAACCTTATTTAAACCTAACTAATATTTTTATTAAACCATGAGTTAAAATTAATTTCAACCTATGGTTGCTTACATTTTTATGTTTTTTATACGAAAATTTAACCAAAGGTTTCACGAAATGAAAGTTATGAGCACAATGGTTGAGCGCATTCAGGAAGCACTGAAAGCAAAGAAGTTGTCATGGTCTAAAGCTGCCACACTTATAGGCTTGACCCCTCAAGCGCCCTCTAAATGGAAAAAAGGACAGATTGGCAAAGAGACTTTGGATAAGTTGGCAGAGTTATTGGAAGTTGATGCTGGTTGGCTTTTAAATGGCAAGAAGAATCAGAATTTAACCAACTTCAACATGCAAGAATTCATGAATACACATGGTTTATCTAAGAGGGATGAATCGTCATTTGATGTGAATGACATTCAAAGCCCAACAGTGGTCGAGTATGGTGAGGCTGACGGATTTATCTGGATCGATGTTGTAGAGGCTAGTTTCTCATGTGGCACTGGTGAAGCAATTGAATTTCATTTTGATGTTATTAATGGGAAACAACCTTTCCCTCCAAATTTCTTTAAAAAGAAGCGCGTTCATCCAGATTGCATGCGTATCATTAAAGCTAAAGGCGATAGTATGTCGGACTTTATTCATGATGAAGACTTGGTTGGTATTGATATATCCGAAACAGAAATCATCGATGGTGAAATCTATGCTGTTTACTTTGAAGGTGAAGGAATGATTAAGCAAATTTTCAAAGAAGAAGGAGGAAAGCTAATTCTTCACAGCCTGAATCCAAAGTATAGAGACCGTGAAGTAACTGAGCAAAATGGATTGAATTTTAAAGTTATGGGTCGCCAATTTTGGCGTGCTGGATAATAAAACTGTGAACCCGGCACAGTCATTACAATGGTTCGGGATGGGGTGAAAATGAGTGATGAAACCAAACCTAAGCATCTTGGTAGATTGACATTAGATACAGTGAAAAGTCTATCTAATCTTAAAAAACCTTATGATAAACAGGTTGTTGATAAAACTATTAAATCTACACCTCAATTAGATGTAATGGAAACTAAAGTTTTAGAAATGCCTGAACTAAATATGCTAGACCTTTCCTATGATCAAATAAAGGCACTAACAGATGAGGAATTGGTAAAGCTTTTGAGCGGGGAAGGTCATGCAGGTTTTATAAGAGAGCCAACCATTCAATTAATTAGTAATGAGCTTCTTGGTAGGCAAATTAAGGAATCATCAAAACACCACTGGACAACTGTTCCAGCATTTATCTTGTTGATAGTTACACTAATATTAACAACCTTAACATCCCTAAAGCCTATTTCTGATTTCTATTCAGAAGTGTTTAATGGAAAAAATGATCATACAAATAAGGGTGAGCAAATTAAAGAAAACAGTAAACCATAACAGGCACTTCAATTCTTTTCTTTGATTTTCATTCATTTTAACAAACTCCATCCGCCCCACCCAGTGTGGGCTTTCTTTTGTCTATTAAAACAAATTTAAACCTAGGTGTAAAAATATTTTCACCTATGGTTTAAATTTTACTTGATTTAATTTTATACCTTTGGTTTAATAATCTCATCAAGACAACAAAAAGCCCTTTCCGACTACTACATCAAAGGGCTTTACTCAAAGAGTGAGGTCATTATGACACAGAATTACGAAATTAAAAATCGCTTTACAGGTGAAGTGCTTTTCACTTGTGAAATCCCAGAAGGCATGGAATCAGGGATGATTTCGCGTCATGCAGTTGAGACTGCTATTGCTGAGGAAGCGAATCTTCGGGGCGCGAATCTTGAGGGCGCGAATCTTTGGGGCGCGGATCTTCGGGGCGCGAATCTTCGGGGCGCGAATCTTGAGGGCGCGAATCTTGAGGGCGCGAATCTTTGGGGCGCGGATCTTCGGGGCGCGGATCTTGAGGACGCGAATCTTCGGGGCGCGAATCTTCGGGGCGCGAATCTTGAGGGCGCGAATCTTTGGGGCGCGGATATTGCGGGCGCTAATCTTGCGGGCGCGAATCTTCGGGGC